GACCAGCGCACAGGCGCTTGCCGGGGTTGATGGGTACCGCTACTGGCGCGTCAACATCACCGCCAACAACGGCCTGACGAACTATGTCGTCGTTGTCGAGCTGGAATTCCGCGCCACCGTGGGTGGTGCCGACATGACCACTCCAAGCGGAGCGATCACGAAAGCCGCATCGAGCGGCGACGCCAACTCGATCAATGCCTACTACATGGCGTTTGATGACAACTCGACGAACGAGTGGACGTCTAATGCCCTGGCCATCCCGCAAGGCTGGATTAGTTACGACTTTGGCACGTTCACTCATGTGGCCGAGGTGGCGATCATGGGTAGCCATGCATCGAACGACCATCCTGGTTATGCGCCGAAGGACTTCACCATCGAGGCCAGCAACGACACAGTAACGTGGATCGTCAAAAAGACGGTCACCGGACAAACCGCATGGGCTCCGACCGAAGTCCGCCGGTTCGTCATCTAAGTTATGGCTACCTACACGATCCCGCCCGGTGACAAGGTAGCGGTCCCTTTCGTGTCGGGAGCGGCCTACGCTATCCCGGCAGGCGACAAGGTGTCATTCCGCTTCGGCGGCTTGCCCGGTACCGTGTTTGCGGCGGGCTTCGATGCGAGCCTGTTTGGCACCGCTTCGTTGCGGAACGCAACCGCGCAGATCTTCGCGGCTGGCTGGGACTCCGGTTCCGTCAGTGGCAACCTGGTTCTCACGAAGAGCGTATTGGTTCCAGGCATCGCGCCGGGAGCGTTCGGTCAAGCAAAGCTTTACAACCTCAGTCAGGAAGTTCGCCTTGGCGGCATCAGCGCGTTCGCGTTTGGTACGGCATGGGTAAGCCTGGGCACGAGGCGGCTCACCGCGGTAACTCTCGCTGATACCAGCCACTTCGGCGCCGCGACCCTGTCGGGCGGCGTCCGTATCGTCGATATGGCGAGTCGCGGGATTACGCCAATCGCAGCGCCGGCGCCTGTCCTGACGTTTCGGGTAAGGGAGATCTTCCCTGCGTGGTTCATTGCCACGCAGTGGGGCAGGCCTCTCATGGACTTTCAGCACAACGTCTTCCCCGCGCCCTTCGGGAGCGAGACGTTCGGCCAGGCCGAGGTGTACCGGCCCCGGTTTATCGTGGACATGCAGGATCTCGGGATCCGCGGCACGGTGTGGGGCGAGACGACGCTGCGGCTGGCCAAGCAGTTCGTTGCCCCTCCTGGTTGGATCGGTGGCGGCCCGACGTCGGCCGAACAGTTCGGCCGCACCCAGATCTACAACCTCAAGCAGGTCATCGAGCAGCAGTTTGAGGTGACGCCAAGCGACGGCGGCGTGTTCGGCGACTTCAACCTGGTGATGAATCGGAACCAGATGCCGCGCCCTGACGGCCTGGCCGCAGGGCGGTATGGCACTCCCGACCTTCGAAACGCTGCGAGGATTGTGGCCACGCCAGCGTTCATCGACTTCACGCTGTGGGGGAACAGCTTGGTCGCGCCAGCGATTCGGACGATCCAGTTCGTCGGCACTGAGACGACCGGCTGGGGGAGTGTCGTGGGCACGATCGTTTACAACGGCGCCCGCGTGCTGGCTCCGAACGGGATCGATCCTGGAACGATGGGCAAGCCCAGCAGGGTCTGGAGCAACCTGCAGACCCTGCGCCTGGTCGGTGCCGATCAGTCGGTGTTCGGCACCCAGATGGTCGACTTCGCCATCCGCACGATCAGCCCGTTCTCGCTCTCCGGGCCACCGCCGTTCGGCAATGTCGATGTCGAGAACTGGATCCGGTATGTCCGGGCTCCAGGCTTTGCCGCCGGCGGCGCCGGCGTTCCCACGCTCGAGCAGCACTTCACGATCATCGCGCCGAGTTCCACGCTCCCGCCGGCGAATGCCTTCGGTGAGGGCCGCGTCCAGAACGTCACGCCGGAACTGCCGATCTTCGGGTGGACGGCGACGATGTTCGGTACCGCCGCCATCCACAACCAGTTCGAACACTTCGCGTTCCAGTCGTTCGGGGGCGAAACCTTCGGGCGGCATGTCGTCAAGGATCGTCGAATCACGGTGTTGCCGCTCGGCGTTGGCCCGTTGCCTATCTCGCAGCTTCACCAGGTGCGCAAGGTTTCGCCGGATCCGCCGTCGCCGCAGATATTGGCTCCCACGGGCACCGACACGGGCTTGGTTGGACACCCGGGTGTTCAGATCAACGTGCTCTACGCGTCAGGCAGCGATTCGTCCATCTTCGGATCAGCGCGGTTCGTAAACAACGGAATCCTTGCGAAGGGCATCACTCCGCCTTATGACGAGACGACCGGCGTCCAGTGCGGCATCCCGACGTTCAACGGCACGCGCTTCCTGTTCCCGGCGGGCATCGAAGCGCCGAGCAACGCGACCGTTCCGGCGGCAGATGTTGGTCCGCGCTACATCTGGGCACCGCAGGGCTACCCCTACACGACGGGCTACTGGCAAGAGCAAGGTCAGCAAATGGACGCCGGCGTGCACGGTGCCGACCATCCAGAGCGCCCTGTCTTCGGTAGTGCCGTAGTCACGCACCGCGATCGCGAACTCCGGCTCACTGGCTCGTCGCACGGATCGTTCGGCGCGCCGGGCCTGGTCCAGCGACCGCTCTACATCCGTGCCCAGGGATCGACGTTCCAGAAGCTGGGCTTCCCGACATTGAACGGCGGTGGGGACGTTGGCCTCTACGGCTTCGACATGTCAGTGTTTGGCAGCTACGCGGTCAATCACGCTGAGGACCTGGGCCCTCGCACGATTCGTCCCGGCGGCCTCGCCGCCAGTACGATGCCGCGGCAGGATGTACAGCTCTTCAACCGCCAGCTGCTGGTGTCGGGATTCAACGCCTTCCTGATCAGTCCACCCGCGGCGCCGGTGTGGCCACGCACGTCGAGCTGGATCAGCAACGCGTATGCGCCGTTTCCCTTCGTCGGGATCGACCAGTCGAGCTTCGGCAATCCATGGGTCAGCAATTACATCCGCTACCTCGACCCTGCTGGATGGCAGTCTGAGGCAGTGGCAGCCGACAGCCCGGGTTCGTTCCGTGACCGCATGCGGGTCACTAAGCAGATGCGCATCACCGACATTTCCGTGGGCTCCACGTCGGTGATGGGCACACCGTGGACCTCGCTCGGGCGACACGGCATCGCGCCAGCTGGAATGGAACCGCCGGGGATGGGACGCGTCGCGGTGGCACCGGTCTCTCGGATCAATCCGGACGGGTTCGAAGACGGCGTCTTCGGGGACGTGCAGCGATGGGAGGCGGGCAAGGTGAAGCCGTACGGCGACGACCTGGCCGCATACGGCAGGGCGGTCATCGGCAGTCTCGTGCGCCCAACGGGCATGGTCGGGGCTGTTGGTTCACCCCGTATGGGAATGCCAGTGGGCCCCGCTGCCATCGATGAGGGCGAGATCGGCGGGCCAACGCTCGTGGCCAGCTGGTGTGGAAACCGCGCTATTGCAGTTCACGAGGGCGCCGCCGGCGTCTTCGGTCAACCCAAGCTCGAGGTCAGCACATGAAGAAGCCCGTCGCGATCGGTCCCTGGCCTCTCGGTATCGACAACGTCTCGGACCCGACGTCCGTCCGCTCGGACGACAAGGGCCGCCCGATAGCGCTGGTGGACGCGTTGAACGTCGACATCGACCGCAGCGGTGACGCGCAGCGCCGTCGAGGCCTGCGGCTCGTGGTTCCGCTGCCCGGGCTACATAGCGTGTGGACCGGGTTGCGTGGAACGTTCGGCGTCGCGAGCTCGATCCTTTACCGTCTCACCACCGTCGGCGCCACCGCGCTGGGCGACCTTCCTTCCGACGAGCCGTGTTCCTTCGCCGACCTTGACGATAGGACGGTCGGTAGCCAACGCCTTGGCGTGTTCGAGATCGTAGGCGACCAGGTGCGGCCGCTGGCGCCTCCCGATGGTCCCTTCCCGGACCTCACGGCCAATGCCATCGGCGGCCTGGTCGCGGGACGTTATTCCATGGCCGTCGCCTACGTACGCGAGGGGCAGGAGGGCGCGTTATCGGCCGCTCGAACGTTGACGTTGGCTGACGGGCAGGGCATTGCCCTGGGCCTTATCGAGGCCATCGCCGATGCGGATACGGCGAGGGTTTACCGCACAGAGCCAAACGGTGCCGTCCTGTATCACTGCGCCGACGTACCACTGGGCATGACGACGTTTCTTATCGGACAGGGCCAGCTCGGGCGCCAGGCCACCACCCAGCTCCTTGCACGCCTGCCGGGGGGCAGCTTCATCACCGCGTGGCGCGGCCTGCTCCTTGTCGCGAAAGGACGCACGCTGATCATGAGCCAGCCCATGAACCCGGGCCTGCACTCGCCGCGGCATGGCTTCGTGCAGTTTGCGAACCGGATCACCATGGTCGCGGCTGTCGAGGGCGGCCTTTACGTCGGCACGCGGCTTGGCGTGCAGTTCCTTCGAGGCGGTCGCCCTGGTGAATGGACACTTGAGCGCAAAGGCGCGCTTCCACCGGCCACGGGCGGCGTGGCGTACATCGATGGCAATCAGCTGCCAGCGACCTACCAGCAGGCTGGTCGACGTGTCGCTGTCTGGATAGCTGGCAACGGGTTTGTCCTTGGCTGCGACGACGGAAGTCTCATCGAACCGCAAGGGGATCGCCTCTCGATCGAGGCCTCCGGCACCGCTTCAATCTGCGCGCTTTCCCGGCGCGTCACCGCTACACTCACGTAGCGGACAAACCGCCGCCTGGTGCGGCGTACTACGTCACGTGGCGCATGAGTGCCCTTCATCCTCACGAGGAAGGCACTCATGCGCAACCCACTTCAGCTCATCCACGTCCCCACGCGCCGCGTCGCTCGTGAAATCGAGCGCTACCGGCTCCACTTCGCCAAGTGCCTCCTGGGCGGCAAGTACAGGATCTCGGGTGGCGCGATCATCGTCGCCGACTCTCTTCGCGTCGCCGGCGAATACTTCCATCGCCTCAACGAGCACGAAAGCGAGTTCACCCTCGATCACAACCTCGTCCCCGACCAGGGCATCGCGACGATCCTTGCCATCGCGCTAACCGATGCGGCGAAGCTCCCGAAGTTCTACCTCGCGCTGACCAACGGCGCAGCCGTTCCGGCGGCAGGCCTGACCGCAGCCAGCTTCGCTGCGACGCAGGGCGAAATCGTCAGCACATCCGAGGGCTACACCAGCCCGACGCGCCCGCAGTGGGTCCCAGGCGCGCCTGTCGCCGGCGTGGTCGACAGCAATGCGAACAAGGCGACCTTCACGTTCGCCACCGCAGCCAGCGTCACGATCACCGGCTGCGGCCTGCTGAGCGATAACGGGCGCGGGAGCACTGCCGGTGTCTTAATGTCGGCCACCAAGTTCGACAACGCGCGCACTGCGTTCAACGGCGAGACGATCACGCTCGGCTACCAGGTCAGCCTGACCGACTGACATGCGGACGCCGGACGACGATGTCGCTCGTATCTCCGTTACCGGCGATCAGCGCCGCGGGCAGCTGTACGTGCCCGCGGCGCTGGCGCTTCTTCGTAAGACGCAGGAACGTCGGCGCCTGGGTCATCTGGCCCAGCTATCCGCCCAGGAACGGTTCGACGACGGCGCCTATGCATACGTCAGCCTTGCGGGCGGAATCAATGCGGTACACATCGTTGTCGGCGACGGGGAGGAGACGCTCCTCGAGGAGATCGCCACGCCGGTCGGCATTCCCGATTTTCTGTCGGGTGCCGTACAGAACGGCTTTATCCAGGACGTCCCGGCCGATCCGCCGATCGCCGCCTACAAAACCCTGGCCAGCTTTCACCCGACGGTCGGCTGTGCGAAGCGGTATGGCCTTTCCGCGAATTATCAGGACGTCCGACGCCTGGCGGTTGAGCCATACAGCGTGCTCGCCGGCGACCTGGCCAACCCGCAAGAGAATGGGACACGGGTGTATTCCCAGTACACCCGACTGAAGCCGACGATGTATTCCGGGACCATGCGCTCGCTAGTGCAGGCGCTCATGGGCTTCGCACGGAGCACCCTGCGGAAGGGTCGGTCGTTCAGCATCTATGACGAGCCGCCGAAGCATAAAGACCAGCCGCGTCTGCAGCCGCTTACGGCGTATGACAAGCAGCTCCTGAAGACGGGTCTTCAGGTCCGATACGACTGGCACTTCACCCGCACCCACGGCATCACCTACGGGGCAGACGCGCAGCCGTGGCTCGTCGAAATTGGGATCACCCAAGGCGTCGTCGCGATGCCCTTGCAGGTTCACCCAGAGACCACGACAGCGGCATTCCGCCAGCGCCTTGAGAAGGCAGGCGACGACGACGGCCTGACTCTCCTTAATCAATTCGGTGGTTTCCCGACCGGCGAGGCCTTTCCACCTGCCGAGCAGCTGCCGGCGTGGATCCGGGCAGGGCGGATTCTGCGCCTTGTGGCCCATGAGGACCTGCAGCCCTTTTACGCGCACACCGCCTACAGCCAAGCGATGGGCTGGGCATTCAACCGTCGAGGGGACGAGGCTCACAACACGGCATGGCGTTACGGCGACGACGACGTCCAGCGCGGCGTCCACTTCATGGTTCCGATCAGCATCGGCGCCGTGGGCCAGTTGAAGCCGGCTGGCGCGACGGACGCGCTGGCCCGGGCCTTCCGCACGTCCTCCTCGACGGACATTCGGGACGCCGCCATCTGGAAGCTTGCGCGCCTCGACGCGGACCAGCTCGCGCACGCTGCAGGCGAGCTGGCCCGGTACGGCACCGCCGACGCGCTGGCGTACGTCGATGGGCTCGTGCTCAATCCACTGGCACCGGCATCAGGCCATTTGTCCTCGGTCAGCGAGGGAACACTGTGGTATCCACCCCGGGCCAAGATCGAGACCGGTACTGTTGCTCGGTGGCCCGATGCTTCTCTCGGTCTCCTGGTCGCACACAGCATGAAGCCGGCAAGCGAGACGGCCGCCGAGCCGAAGCGCTGCGACACGACGGTGCATGTGTTCTTCGCCGGCGACGAGCTCAAGTGGGTGAAGTTCTTCCGTGACTCCGGGTCGATTCCCGGCGATGCAACGGATAACTTCGAGGCGTGCATGTACATCGGCCAGTGGTCGCAGCACGCAGATGGTGGCTCGGTCGCGGTCCCGCCGATGTTCTACACCAACGACCTGGACGATCGCGCCGAGTTGGCTGGATCCACCCTCGACGCGTCAATCCGTGGCATTGACCTTGGGTACTGCAGGATCTCGCCGAACGACGACATCGTGAATCCATCGCGGGGCTCGGCATCCCGGGTGAAGCGGTTTCGACTCACCACAGATATTCGAACGGTCACCTCACCGGGTATCGGTACCGGTATCGCAGTGCCGTTCTACGATCGCGAGGCCGTGTACTACGCCGTTCAGCGATCGAGCCAGGCCACTACGCATACAGTCTCCACCGCGTATCAGGAGCTGCCCGACCCGTGGTACTGCACTTACAAGCGCAATTTCCCCGGCTACTACGGCACATATGTGGGCTCCGGTGAGCCTAACGACCCGTGGCGGCCGCTGCATCTTCAAGACGTCAACGGGTACGGGCCGAACGAGTACCGCACTGCGGATCCCAGCTCACCTCTGTACGACAGCTCAGGGCCGTGCCGTGACATCGCCGACTCCGGGCCGTGGGCCTTCGGCGGCGACAACATCGACGCGAAGCTTTACTCGATACCACCTCCACCGCTGCCGGCGCCGGTCAACGAGCAGACCGGTCCGACCGGGCACTACGACGTCTACCTCATCAGCTCGAATGGCTTCGGCGCGGTGCGCACCGCTGCTGTGGACAGCCTCACGTTTGGTGAGTGGGGCATTCCATCGCCGGACAGCGGCGACGGTGAGAGCTCGAACCAGTACATCGAGAGCACCGCAAATGCCTGTGGCACGAGTGCCGTGGCTCGATACAGCACGAACCTCAACGGTGGGCTGGCGATCGTCGGCGGTCCGCAATGGTCCGGAATGGAAGCCGGCTTCCTCACCTACATCGGGGTGATCAATGGCTGACCAATGCATCATGATCGAGGACCAGTTGCACGTCAGCGATGCGGCGTCCCTCGGCTTCTCCATCGTCGCCGCCGACCATCTGCAGGCCTCAGATGGTTTCGTGTTCAATCGCGCGATGTCCGTGGGTGACACCCTCCGGGTAAGCGATGGCGCCACCTTCCAGGTGACGATCGGCGCGGCCGATGCGTTGCGAGTGGCAGCTGCAGCAGACGTTAAGCTTTCGATGCGCGCCGCGGCCGCCGATGCCCTGGTTGTGCGCGATCGGGCGTCCATGGGTTTCAACGAGACGGTCGTGGACACGCTCGTCGTGTCGGATGCCGCGACGGTCGTCCTTGGTATGGTCGCTGCTGACCGGCTGCGCGTGACCAGCGCAGTACAACCGCAGGTCCATATCGCCCTCGCTGCGCGCGATGCGTTGACCGTGAGGGACCGCGCAACCGTCGCTGTCGCACTCGTGGTTCACGATGGACTCCGCGCCAGGGACGGATACACCTTCGGACGCTCGTTCACCGTGGGCGACGTGCTGACGGTTTCGGACGGGCCGATCCTGGAAGGTAGCAAGGAGATCCTCGTCGCCGACGTCCTGCGCGTCCGTGATTCGGCTGCCGTGGCACTGCACAGCGTCGTCATCGTCCGCGACGAGCTCGTCATCGAAGATCTCGCGTCCCTCCCGGCCACCGGCGGCGCGTGGACGGCTAACACCGACACCTGGGCAGGGAGCCGATACAGCGGCTTCGACCTCAACTCGCTGGCGGCGATTGATGGAAGCCTTTACGGGGCGGGTCCCGCGGGTCTCTACGCCATCGACGGTGCGGACGACGCCGGCATCGCGATCGATGCCTCACTCATCACGGACCAGCGTGCCGGTGGGCCAGAGGCCAGTTTGCGCCGCGGCGGCTACCTCTACGGCACCATGAAAACCGATGGCCTCATGGGCGCCCGCGTGTTCGATACCGCCGGTGGCCAGCGCCACGCGCATACCTACACCTTCGAACTGCGCCGAAACGACGAGCTCGGCCCTATGCGTGTGAAGTACGGCCGCGGCGTGAAGTCGCTCATGTGGCAGTTCGAGATCTTCAACCTGGAGGGCGCTGATTTCCGCACGGCGGGCAGCCTCTTGTGGGCCATCGACCAAGGTTCCCGGAGAGTGTAATGGCCGACCCGATCATCATCCCGCTCGTCAATATCCCACCGGACGTCTACGACCGGCCGTACAGCATCGTGCAGGACCAGGTCGCGCAAATGAACGCGCGCGCGGACACCGCCCTCAACACGACGTACGACGAGCTGACGAAGCTGTCGAACGTGCAGATGCCCCAGGAAGGCACGCCGCCGGACCTCAAGCCCCTGGTCGTCACGGGTGGCGATATCGGCGACGTCACGTTACCCAGCGCCCAGCTCTTCGGCCGGGTACCTGACTTCATCGCGCCGGCGTTCGAGGACTTCCAGTCACTCATCGATGGGATCGGCACGGATCCGCCGCCGACGTGGGACCCGAGCATTATCTCGATCAACATCCCGGATGCTCCCGCGCCGATCGACTACTCCGGTGCACCCGAGCGGCCGGACATCGCCGCGGTCGTGCTGCCTGACGCGCCGGATACGACGATGCCCGCCGTCGACCAGCTTCTGACGATCGACATTCCCGACCGCCCCACGATCACATTGCCGACGTTCGATGCGGTCGTGCCGACGTTCGATGATCCGGTACCGGCGCTCGGGCTGGACTGGGCGGAGCCGAGTTACAGCCCCACCGTCCTCAACGACGTGGCCACAACGGTGCGAGCCATGCTGGCTGGCGACTTCGCCATGCCCACCATCGTGCAGAACGCACTATTCGGTGCCGCGCGTGAGCGCGAGGACATGACCGCCCACAAGGCAACGCAGGATGCATTCGACGACTATGCCGGTCGCGGGTTCTCGATGCCGCCAGGAATGCTCGTGGCGCAGGTCAATGCCGTACGAGAGGCGAACCAACTGGCAGTGAATTCGCTCAGCCGCGATGTCTTCACCAAGGCGGCCGAGTGGCAGATCGAGAACCTTCGACAGGCCGTGCAGCAAGGCATCGCCCTGGAGACGGTACTGATCAACCAGTTCGACAACATGGCACGCCGAAGCTTCGAGCTGGCGCGGCAGCGTGTGCAGGTTGAGTTCGATCGCTACAACCTCCGCGTTTCCGCCTTCAACGCGCAGATGCAGTCGGTCGACAAGTTGGTCCGCGTGTTCCAGACAAAGGTCCAGGCGGAGCTGTCGAAGCTGGAAATCTTCAAGGCGGAGATCGAAGCGGAGCAGCTCAAGACTGGCGTGAACGAGGCGACCGTGCGGATCTATACCGCGCGCCTGCAGGCGCTCAGCACCACCGTCGAAATCTTCAAGGCGAAGGTCGACGCGGTCCGGGTCGCAGCCGACCTGGAGCGCGGCAAGATCGACATGTATCGCGTCGACGTGCAGGCCTGGTCCGAAAAGATCACCGCGGAAAAGACCCGCTTTGATGCCTATGCCACCCAGGTGGCTGGTGAGTCGTCCAAGGCAAACATCCTCGAGGCGGAAGCCCGCGCATTCGCATCCACGGTGCAGGCATACGAGACGGGCAACAACGTGAAGATTCAGGTCGTTCAGGCGCGCCTTCGCGCCATCGAGACGGGGACGACGAAGTTCCTTGGCCTCGTGCAGGCCGAACGGGAGCAGGTACAGGCAGGCGTGTCCCAGCTGCAGGCTGCAGTGTCGACCTTTGCAGCCGACACCGGTCGCTACTCAGCGCAGGCGAACTTCGAAGCGCAGAAGGGTGAAGTGGCCGTGCGAGCGACCGAGGCCAATGCCCGGAACAACGTGGCGTACTTCGAGGTCCTCTCGCGCCAGTTCGACTCACGTATGCAGCGAATGATCGAGCAGGCCCGGATCCTTCTGGGTGCGATTCAAGCGGCCGGCGGCATGGCCAGCCAGCTTGCGGCCGGAGCCATGAGCGCGACGCATGTCGCTGCCTCGATCTCCGGGAGCGGCAGCGCCAGCCTCAGCGCCAGCAACAGCTACAGCGTCAGCAATTCGCTCAACAGCAACGACGACGATTCCTCTTCCTCCTGACTCGGGAACCCGCCATGGCCACGACTTCGCTTCTCCGCCGTCCCAGCCCGCTTACCGACGACGATGTCACCGCTGGTGCTGGCGTTCCTTCAACGCCAGTAACGCCCACGCTCACGCGCACACCCCTGGCATTCGGCGGTGCCCAAGCTGCGGACGCTCGCTCGATCGCCGCGCTGGCCAGCAAGCCGGATCCATCCCTGTCCCCGGATGCCGCCATCGGCACGCGCATCGGCCGCGCGATCGGCGGTGAGGGCCGCGACGTCATTAACGGTGGCGTCGACCTGGTGAACACGGGTCGGAACATCGGTGCCGGCGTGGTGAACACGATCACCGCCCCAGTGCGCTACGCCGCACCCGTGGCTCGCGATGTCTACAACGGCATTGCAGGAAATCCCGAATCGCCGGATGCAGGCAATCCGCTGCCGGGTGCGAGCCCGACGCCGTTGTCGCGGCCGTTCCCTGCGGGCGGTACGTCGGCTGCGGGTAGCGGCGGCGCTGTCGCGTCGCTCGCCGGCGTTACGGGCGGCGTGGACACGTCGGGTCCAGCTCGTGGGCCGATCGATCCCGCTGCGCCGGCGGCGGCGATGCCGGCGCTGCAGAGGCCTTCGCTCGCCGGCGTGCAGGGCTCCGGTCTCGGAACGGTCAAGGGCGACCTCCCGAGCGATGTGTACGGCGGTGTTACCACGACGGACGGTCGTCATCTGCCGTACGGGGCGATGGTCAACGGCGTGCCGACCTTCAGCGACGGAAGCAGTGGCATTCCTGGGGTCGCTGGAAGCATCCCGCGCACGATGACGGACGAGACGATCCGGAACTTGGGCGCGAACCTGCAGACGGCGCCGGCGCCGAAGGCTCCGCTGGCCAGCGACGTGCTCGGCTACACGCCGACGTCCGAGCAGGCGGCGGCGCTTCGTCAGCCCGCGGCGCAGCCGATCACGGGTAGTCGGCCCACCGCCGCTCAGTTCGCCGCATCTGATCGCGACGCGATCGCGAGCGGCGACTGGCGCAGCTCGGCCGGTACCGTGGCCAACAACCTGACCATGGACGCGCAGTACGCAGGAACTCCGAGGCTCCGTCGCGCGGCAGCAACCGCTGCTGGTGCCCAGCTGGCCGGTGGCCTCCGTGCCGGCGAGCAAGCAGCGACGGCCGACGCCGAGGCAGCAAACGGTGCCGCCCAGCGAAACGGCGCACTGGCCGTCGAAAACCTCCGCGGGCAGTACGGCCTGCAGCAGAGCGCGCTCGAGACGGCGCGTGCAGTTCTGACCCGGCAGTTGCCGCAGACCACGCTGCAGGACGGAACGATCGCCCAGATTGGGCAGAACGGCGTGGTGACACCGACGCGTCTTCCGGACGGCACGCCGGCGCGCACCGCCGTCACTCGCGACGATTCTGCTACTCGCCGGGAGAACGATCTGCTCGACCAGGTAGCCAAGGGCGTCCAGACGCAGATGGAAGAACACACGAAGGCGCAGGCGCTGCTTCCGGAAAACGAGCGAACGCAGGCCAGCCCGAAGCAGATCGCCGACTGGCGTGGCCAGCAGGCGCGTGCGGTGGGTCTGCCGCTGGTGACGAATCCGAAGACCGGTGAGCAGCAGGTCTTTCTCAATGGTTCGTGGAGGGCGCTCTGATGGACGGCTCGACTGCTGCACGACCGGCACCTCCGCCCGGGTTCGACTATCTGCACGACGACGATTCGGCGCCGGCGGCAGCGGCAACACCCAGCGCGCCAGCAGCTGCGCCGACGCTGACGCGCGCGGCGCCGGCACCCATGGCGGCAGCGTCTGCAGCGCCGGCCGGCGCGAGCATGCTCACACGCCCCGCTGCACCGGCTGGCTTCTCCTATGACACGCCCGAACCGGAGACGACCAAGGCTGCACCGAAGGACGACGGCTACGGCATCCTGGACGTGCCGAAGGCGCTCGTCGGCGGTGTTGTGCATGGCATCGGCGCGACGGTGCGCGGTCTCGGCGAGGCCTCGGACACCCTGAATCCGACGGGCATCATTTCGCGCAAGGTCATGAGCGACGACACGCCGCAATGGATCCAGCGTCCGGGCACCACGATCGGCGATTTCATCGGTTCACCGATCGAGAAGGTCGGCGATTGGATCAAGGGCACCGAAAGCGACAAGGCGAAGGCCGCGCAGCAGGCGCCGCTCGTCCAGGGCAAGCTGCTCGACCCGAAGAGCTGGAGCTTCGGGGAGGGCGCATCGTCGCCCATGAACTGGACGCTCAAGGGTACCGACCTCGTTGGCAACCTGGCACCGATGATCCTTGGCAGCGAAGCGACCGGTGCGCGAGCACTCGCGCGTGCCCCTGGGATGACCGCGGAGATCCTAGCCGCCGTGCGTGCGGGCAAGGTCGCCGAGCTGGCGCCGGAAGCACAGCAAGTCGCCCAGGCGGCTCTCACTCGCAGCGGCCGCGCGTCAGTTGCAGCTGGCGCGGCCACCGGTGGCGTCCAGGGTGCCGAGGACGCAGCCCAGGGTGAGTCACAGCGTGTCCAGCAGATGTCGGATGCTGACCTGCAGAAGCTCCCCGCATACAGTTCCATGATCGCGCGCGGCATGAAGCCCGAGGATGCGCGTACCGCACTCGCTGACCAGGTGCGCGCCCGGGTGTTCGCGACGACGCTGCCGGTGGCCACCGCCGCCGGCGCCATCACGACGGCGCCGCTGCTCCACGAAGCACAGGGCACGCTGGCGAAGGTCGTCGGCGAGAGTGCGCTGCGCCGCGCTGGTGCTGGCGCTGCGCTCGAGGCGCCTGTCCAGGGTGCGATCGCAGTTGGGCAGACGGCAGCTCAGACGGCAGCAGCCAACAGCGCCACCGGTGAGACCCGGGATCCGTTGGAGGATTCACTCGCTACGTTCGGCGCCGGCGCTCTGCCCGGTGCTGTCTTCGGCGGGTTGGGTGGTCTCCACCGACCCGCGCCGGGAAGTCTCAGCGAAGCGGCCACGCTCGTGCGCGACCCCGCTGTGCGCCTCGCTCTTCCTGCGCCAGTATTCCCCGTCGACAGCGACGGCCGCGTCGCTAACACCGCGGACATGGAGCGGGCTCGTCAGGTGGCACAGGCCCGCGCCGACTACGGTCTCACTCCCGACGTCCAGCGCGCGCAGGCCGCAAGGAACGGTGAAGCTCCACCGGTCGCCGCAGCTGGGATCCCAGACCCCAATAGCGCGCAGCCGCCGGCGGCCGCACCGGCGCCTGCAGTGCAAGCGGGACGGCAGGCGCAGGCCGCGGATGCCGCTACCGCCGATCGCCGCCCGGTCGATCCAATTACGCCCTCATGGGTTAATCCGGATACGGGCGAAGTCGGTGTGCCCACCAAGGACGACCTGGTCGGCGCCATCGCTCAGCAAATGCGGGCCCAGTACGACGCATCGGGCATTCTCCGCATTAACTCTGGCGCTCTTGCGGATGCGTGGGGCGTATCGGCGAATGACGTGAAGCGGGCGCGGCGTCCCGCCGAGCTCAGTGCACTCGATGCGATTGCCAAGCGCGAGCGTTCGCCGGCCCCGGCCCCAGAGGCTGACGCAGCACCGGTACAAGACGACATCGCGGCCGGAGCCGGTCGTGACCAAGCCGCGCCGACTGACGCTTCACTCGACGCGGAAATGGACGCTCGTGCGCGTGCATCGCAGGAAGCCGGCGATGAGCCTGCTCGGACGTTCGACGATGTCGAGCGCAACATGAATGCCGGCCTCGACGCATCCCGCGATCGTCTGAACGCAGCGCTTGGCGGCGAACCAGCCGCCGCTTCTGCAGAAGAGACGCCGGTCGTCGGCGATGACAAATCGGCCCATAGCGTTGACGAAAGCCCGAAACCCGTTGACGGAACGGCCGATGCCGTTGACGCAGGTGCCGCTCCCCCGGCTGAAGCGGGTGGATCGGAGCAGCCGGTGGCACCGGATGGTGGCTCACCGATCGATGCAGCGAATGCCGGCGTCGATGGGGAAAATTCGCCAGAAACTGGAACAGAACCGGCACAAAGCGGAACAAAACCGGTTGAAAGCGGAACAAAAGGCCCTGATCGCGTTCCAGAGACATCGTCGCGCGCAGCTGCTACGCCTATCGAGCAGGCTGACACCGCGGGCACGCGTGCGGTCTTGCCCGAACCGACGCCGGCGGCCAAGCGGGCCGACAGCTTGCGCGTGAAGACCGCCGACGGCGAGATGAACGCGAAGCGCTTCGTCGATGGCCGTGTGGCCGCCGGATTCGACCAGGTCGAAAGCCAGCGCATGGGCGACAAGCTGCAGCATCGCCTGGTCAACGCAGAGGGCGAGAAGGTTCCGCTGCCCGCGGGCATTCTCCCTTACGCACAGGAGGCGATCGCATCGGCCCGTGTTGCAGCCAAGGATGCGACGGCGCGCAACGAGCGCAACGCCACGGCGCCGGAGCCCGCAAAGGCCCCGACGGCCGAGGCAGTCGCTGCGCATGCCGAAGCGGCACCGGTGCACCCGGTCGATGTCGCCGCTGCCGAGGCGGCCACCTCTCCGCATAACGACCGCCCCGAGCCGACGCAGGCGCAGAAGGAAGCCGGCAACTACAAGATGGGTCACGTGCAGATCCACGGCCTGGACGTCAGCATCGAGAATCCGCGCGGATCCGTTCGCAGCGGCGTCGACGCCGGCGGAAAGCCGTGGTCCCACGCAATGAGCGACCACTATGGCTACGTGCGCGGCACCGTTGGCGCAGATGGTGATCACGTCGACGTGTACGTTGGGCCGAAGCCTGAAGCGCGTCGCGTGTTCGTTGTCGACCAGATCCACCAGGACACGGGAAAGTTCGATGAACACAAAGCGATGATGGGCTTCGCCAGCAAGCGCGACGCGCTCACCGCCTACCGGAGCAACTTCGACAAGGGGTGGAAGGTCGGTCCGGTGCGGGACTTCACCATGGACCAGTTCAAGGACTGGTTGAAGTCCGGCGACACGAAGAGCCCGGCAATCGACGCGCCGGTGACGCCGGCGACGGCTCCAGCCGCAAATCCGGCGGCTCCCGCGGCTAAAGCAGCCGTCGCCGCCCCTCGCCGAGGCGGCCTCGCCACCAACGGTGCTCGCGTGCGCGTCGCCGGCGGCAAGCTCGAATACGTACCGCATGCCAGGGAGACCTTGGAGGCTTACTTCAAGCCCGGTGAAGTTCGGCCCGGGTACGCCGGCAAGCAGAAGATCGACGCCTTCAACTGGAACGATGGACGATGGAACGTCACCGTGCACTCCGTACGGGACGACGGTTCCGACCTGCCAGCACGCCAAGGCGAGCAGCGGACACACTCCACTGCGCCAACGTCGCGCGATCTTCGCGCTGTCTTGGGCAAGCCTGAGCTACCCGCGAAAGGGGCGCCTGCAGGCAGGGCGAGCGCGAACGCGCCGGTGCACGATTTCAGCTTTGCCGGCGAGTCAGCCCGAACGGCCGACCTCGAGGCGCTGGATCGCGCCCGGGACAGAGAGCGCGAGGGCTTCGGTACCGATCCCGATCGCTTTGGGCATCGCGTTGGGTCGGTGGAGGACACGCATACCGAGACAGGCTGGCACAGGGGTGCCGACGGGAAATGGCGTTTTGAGATCGACGACAGCAAAGCGACGGTGAAACCGGAAGCCGTGGACGCGGCAACACACTTTCGCAGCGCGATAGAGCACAGCGATCGTGCGCTCGCTGCGCGTGCCGCTGGCGACGAGGAAGGAAATACCGCTGCGACAGAGGCGAGTCGCGCCAGCTCCGCTGCAGCCGCAAAAGCGACAGTTGCGACAGTGGGTGATGTACTCGATCACCCTGACCTCTTCAAAGCGTATCCGGAGCTGGCCAGCGTGCCGCTGAAGATCAACGGCGAGATGGGGCACTGGGGATCCTACGACTCGAACCGGAACCAGGTAACGATGCGTCCGCCGGCGGACTACCCGAGGACGGGCAATCGTTCGTTCAAGTCCGTGCTCCTTCATGAGATCCAGCACGCCGTCCAGGAGAAGGAAGGGTTCGCCCGCGGTGGCAGCTCGGCCGAGTTTGCAGAGCCCTTGCAGCGCCAGCGAAAGGCCCTGCTTTTGCGAAAGCAGACCATCGAACAGATGCAGAAGAACGCGCGCGAGGCCGACGACGCCGCGCGCGTTCGTAGCTTGGAGGTGGAGCGGCAAAGGGTAAATGACGAGCTGAGCGGATCGCGCCTGCAGTCCGAGGAGAGCGTGCGGAGCGTGGCCACTGAGCAGTATCGGCGCCTGGCCGGTGAGGTCGAAGCCCGTGACACGCAGCGGCGCGTGGACATGACTGCGGAGGACCGCAGGAGCACCCCTCCAACCGAGACACAGGATGTGCCTCGCAGCGAGCAGATTGTTCGCTTCCGGGATGGCGCTGGGTCACGTTCGGAAGGCGATGCGGCCACGCCGACGCAGAACGAACACGCCGAGCGCATGACTGAGGTGGCCAGGGAAGCGACGAAGGCGTGGCATGGCGACGACATTCCCCACGTCGAAGTGGTGGCGACGCCGGAGCAACTGCCTTATTCGGCCAAGGTCGACCCGAACACAGGCAAACCGGACCCGAGCTACAAGCGGGCCAGTGGGTTTCATGACGGCAAGACCATCTGGCTGGTGGCCAGCGCTCATAGGGACGATGCCGCGGGCCACGCGAGGCTCTCACGTACGCTCGCGCACGAAGCGGTCGGCCACTTCGGTGTCGATCGCGTGGTGAATCGCGAACTCGGCGCCGACGCCTGGAAAAAGATCGAGGCCTCCGTGCTACGACTCGAAAAGGATGGCGCCGGCGGCAAGCAGATGCAGGGCATCCTGGGCGAGGTTCGTCGGCGATACGGGGACGTCGACAACACCACGTTCGCTCGCGAGACGATTGCGGTCATGGCAGAGCGTGGGGTGCGCAACGGGCTGCTCGATCGCGCGGTCAGTGCGGTGCAGGCGTTCCTTCGCCGGATCATGCCGGACCTCAAGCTGCTCCCCGCGGAGCTTCGCCAGCTGTTGGTGCGCTCGAGCGAGTACCTGGAACGTGGGGAATCATACGAGGAACGCGTTGAGCGCCAGTCGACGATGTCGTTCTCCCGCGACGGCTGGCCCGAAGGTTTCCCCGACGTTGTACTCGGTCACAAGCTCGGTACCGTCCGCGAGCACCCGGACTACGCGGCTGCCAAGGCGGGCGACGATTCGGCAGCGCTCCGGCTCGCGCGCGACACTGTGACGAAGGACTTTGCCGATCGCGTGAAGGCCGCGATCCCTGAAGGGAGCGAACCCACGATCGTGCCGGTGGTGGCCATGGAAGCGACCGGAAACAACCGGATCCCGATCATGACGGCAGAGGTCTTGGCTAAGCGGCTCGGCCTCGAGGTCGACCACGGCATGATCCAGGCGGAGAAGGTCGGGCGCGGCGCCGGCGATGCCATGCACCGGCTGGCCAACCAGCCGACGTTCGAGGGCAAGGTGACGGCCGGGAAGGACTACGTCCTGCTGGACGACACCCTTACCCAAGGCGGGACGCTGGCGCAGCTGAAGACCCACATCGAGCGTGAAGGCGGCCACGTGGTGCTGGCGACGTCCTTGACCGGTAAGGATTACTCGCGCAAGCTCGCCCTAGATCCCACCACACTTGGCAACGTACGTGACCGCTTCGGCCGCATCGAAGGTTGGTGGCGTCGGCAATTCGGCCATGGCTTCGACGGCCTCACCGAATCCGAAGCCCGAACCATCCTCACCTATGACAGAGGCAGGCTCTCGCCTGACGCCCTCCGAGATAGAGTCATTGCGCACCGAATCCCAGGCCTCGGCGAAGTGGGCGAGGGAGCAGTTGGCGATCGATCCGGAGCTCAAGCACCTGGGGCCGGCGGGCGGGACGAAGCCGGCCCCGTAAAGGAAGCGCCGCCGAAACCGCGCAGCGACTTCTCCCTGGACGACCGCGGCGAACGCGAAGAGCCAGGCACCACCCGCAAACCCTTCAGCAAAGCCTCCGCCTCGATCGAGTCGATGAACGAGGTTATGCCCAAGCTCGACGACGGTGCCTTCCAGCGCGCGAAAGAGTGGGCCAAGGGCAAGCTCCTGGATGCCGAGCCACATCTGCTGGGCGCCCTGCAACTGCGTCACGTGCTCGAGCTGGCCAGCGATACGAAGGTGCTCAAGCGGCACGCCGATTTCTACGCCGACACCTTTCAGCGCATGGACGCCGACCGCAACACCATGACGATGGAGGGTTCCGCCAAGGCCGACCGGTTGAATAAGTGGTCGTTCGAGCACGGACCGGCTGGCTGGGCAGGCAAACTCACGGAGGAAGCCAAGGGTCTGTTCAAGTTCATGCACGAGGTCACGCAGGTCACCGTCGACCCGACGAGCGACTACGAGCGGCTGCTCATGCGGGACGACCGCGGCGAGCAGACGCCGTGGACCGAAGATCTGCGCAAGCAGCGGATCAAGACTCTGCAGGAGCAGATGCGCGGCCGCGCCGGCGACGACAAGACGGCACTCCTCGACCAGATCAAGGATCTCCGGAAGCTCCCGGCACGCGAGAAGGTGCGCGAGCTGAAGTACCCGGAGCAGGTCGCCAAGTGGAACGCGCTGTCGCCCGAGGCGAAAGAGATGTTCACCATGATGCGCGACCACTATCGGGAGACGTCGGAGCGCCTCGAGGAGGCGACACTGGCGCGGATCCAGGCTCTCGATATCCCCGAGCAGAACAAACGCGCGGCCGCGGAAATGGTCCGAACCAACTTCGCCGACAACAAGGTAGGTGGCGTGTACTTCCCGCTGGCGCGCTTCGGCGATTACTGGATCGCCTCGCGCCTGCCTGGCGAGGACGGGGAGGGCGGCGAGTACCACTTCACGAAGTACGAGGATGCGTATGCCGCGCAGCGGGCAGAGAAGAAGCTGCTAGCCGCGGGCCACACCATCGAAGCAACCGGCCGCCAGAACAAGGACTACGAGACTCAGAAGCCGGTTACAGGCACCTTCATGGGCCAGTTGACGGGCATGCTGCGGCAGGGCGGTGCGCCGGATAAGGTTCTGGACGACATTCATCAGATGTTCCTGCGCACGTTGCCGGAGCTTTCCCTGCGCAAAAGCGGAATCCACCGCAGCAACGTGGCCGGCTACACCGACAACGTGCCGCGGATCTTCGCCAGCAACGTCCTGCATGGTGCCCACCAGATCGCACGGGCCCGGTATGGGTACCAGCTGGAGGACTCCATGGAGCACATGCGCGCGACCGTGGAAGGCAACCGGCCGCTGATGGGCGTCGGCCAGGCCGCGCATGCCGATGCGCTGGTCGGGGAGTTGGCCAAACGCCACCAGTGGATCATGAACCCGACCAACTCGAAGCTGGCGACCATGATCAACTCGGTCGGATTCACTTACTACCTGAGTGCGTCACCGGCGTCCGCCCTGGTCAACCTCTCGCAGGGCGCCATGGTGACGCTCCCTGTTCTTGGCGCGCGCCACGGGTGGCCAGCGGCCATGAGGGAGATGGGATTCGCCACGCGCGATGCCATGCGGACCTTCGGGAATATCCGCAAGGTACTCGCCACGGACGACGAGCGTCGGGCGTTCGATACACTCGAAGCAAACGGCACGTTCGCTCGTACCGCGACTCACAGCCTCGGCGGCATCGCCGAGGGCGACGCGCTCAAGATGAACCCGGCCTACGCCAAGGTGATGACGGCCATGGGCTACATGTTCCAGAAGGCCGAAGTGATCAACCGCGAGTCCGCCGGCATCGCGGCGTTCCGCCTGGCTACGAAGGATGGGAAGAGCTTCAACGAGGCGATCAAGTACGCCGATGAGATCGTGAACGGCACACACTTCGACTACTCGAACGCGAACCGCGCGCGATTCATGCAGGGGAACGCCCAGAAGGTGCTTTTCCAGTTCAAGAACTACGCCCTGGGCATGAGCTGGGTGCTGTATCGGAACCTCGAACAGTCCCTCCGCGGCGAGACGCCAGAGGTGCGCCGCGTGGCCCGCCGCACGCTGACGGGCGTGCTCGGCATGACCACTCTCTTCGCCGGCATCATGGGTACACCGATCAACAATCTGCTGTCCGCTGGCGCGAACGCGTACCACGCCGCCACCGGTGACGACGACACGCCATGGGACTTCAACACCGAGTTCCGCGCCTGGCTGAGTGATCACCTCGGGGCGCGCGCCGCTTCGGTGATCGCCGACGGTGTTGTCGACCAGCTCGGCGCGAACATTTCGGGCCGCGTCGGTACCAGTGACCTGTGGTTTCGCGAGCCCGATAAGCAGCTCGTTGGCGGTCCCGCGTATGACCAGTTCCTGGAATCGATGGCAGGGCCGATCGGCGGACTGACGAAGAACCTGTTCGTCGGCTCGAACATGGTCAGCCAGGGCCACACCGAGCGCGGCGTCGAAACCATGATGCCGACCTTCATCAAGAATGCGATGAAGTCGGTGCGCTTCGCCAAGGAAGGCGTAAACAACCTGCGTGGCGACCCGATCGTGTCGGACGTCAGCGGCCCGGAAAAACTTATTCAGGCGATCGGGTTCCAGCCGACCAAAATCGCCGAGCAACAGCGGGTCAACAGCGCGATGATGAACTATCAGCAGGGCGTCCAGGATCGCCGGCAGTCCCTGATGAACGCCTTCGCCATGGCAACCAATAGCGGCGACAGCGGGTCGCGATCGGAGGCGCTGGCGAAGATCCGCACGTTCAACAAGAAGTACCCTGAGATCTCGATCGGGATGGGCAACCTGCAGGCGTCGCTGCGTCGGCGGGCTCATCAGTCCGCGCAAGCCGAGAACGGCATCCAGCTCAACCGGAAGCTGGCGCCGCGGATCCGCGCCGAGGTGGGAGGATTTGCTGCCAATTAGGCCGATTCGTCCACTGAAAATCAGCCCATGAAACATGGCGTTGCACGATCAGTGGCCGAGTTGGTCGGTTTGCGGCTGAAAGTAGTCCGCCAAATGGCTGGGATCATCGGTCCGAAGGGTGCGATACGATGTCGACCTCTCGGGGGAGACAGGAGAATTTCATGGCATTTGGACCAATGGCACCAGCGAATCTCGAACTGGTGCGCACCAAAGATGCAAAGCCGGGGTATTACTTCGCGCCGGGCAACCAACTGATGGTTGTCCATACGCCTGCCGGTGATCGATTCATACCCATGGTGGGTGAGGCTCCGTTCGTCGAGGTGCCTGACTTGGAATCATCGATGCTTATGGGCCTGAAAGGCATCGAGTTCGAGGTTTCGCTCGGGGACCCCGTGAAATACGATCAAGACCCCAAATGGGGCGCCGGCTACCTCGTCCTTTCGGTGGGTGGAGCGTTATCTCTTGCGGCGTTCGTTCGCCCCTTCCCGCAGGCCGAATGGGAGCGAATGCTTTTCGACATCCAGACATGCCGGCCAAATGCTATCGATGGATCGCCATACGAGCACATGTGGTTCCAAGACTGGGAGATAGTCGCCGTACGCGATGGGGTGCGCTCCACTCTCGCGGTGTCACAACCTTCTGGGGTGACCTCCAGGTCTTTCTTCGTTCCCTAGCTGGTCGGCCGCGTCGCCTTCACGGCGGCGCGGTATGCTTTCAGCATGTGCGGACGCTACGCCACCTTCGGACCCGTATCCCTTAGCCGTGAGGCTAAGGACGTGTTGGACCAGCTTGAGCTGGATATCGTCAGCGAGATAAACCAGCGGGACGACCAGTTCAATATTGCCCCGACCCAGAAGGCGCTGGTGGTATCTCACGGCGAAAAAGGTTACGAGGCAAAGGCCTTTCGATGGGGACTGGTTCCGCGCTGGGCCAAGGACCCGAAAATCGGCGCGCGCATGATTAACGCGAGGGCTGAGGGCCTGCTTGCCGGGACCACGAAGGCCTACGCCGCGGCTTTCCAGAAACGCCGCTGCCTGGTGCCGGCGAGCGGCTACTTCGAATGGAAGGGCGAGTCGCCCAACAAGCAGCCGTATTTCATCCACGACCCTGCCGGTCACCTCCTGATGTTCGCCGGCTTGTGGGAGGGCTGGCGTGCCTCGCAGGACGAGGAATGGACCCACACCTACACCATCATCACTGGCGAGCCCGGAAAGGTCTCCAGCGATATCCACGATCGACAGCCGGTCATCCTTCCGCCAGACCTGTGGGCCGTTTGGGTAGAGGGAACGCCCGATGCGGCAGCCTCCGTATTGACGGTGGTACCAGAGGCCGCGTTGGTCTACTACCCAGTGACGAAGGCAGTCGGAACTCCGTCGAACAAAGATAGGGACGTCGTCCAGCCCATCAGTCTATGAGACGGTCGCCGGCTACTCTGTTTCGCTATGACCAACGTGATCTGGCTTCCCCGTGAAGAATCCATGGGTAGGCTTCTTCCTCAGCGCTATGCCGCCACCGATCAGGGCCAGACGTTTGCCATGGTCCGCCCGAGAGCGGACGACACTGGCTGGCGGGTTAGCGTGTTTCCCGATGGGAACCGAGAGAACGCGATCGAGGTTGTTGCCGCGTCTGAGCCGCAGGCAAAGCGGTGGATAGAACGATGGGCCGCAAATCGGACAATTAGCTACCCGGCTCCGAAAAGGGTTCGGATGCCCCATGAAGGCGAGCTTCCACCACGGAAGCCGAAGGGTAGCGACGACCGGTCATAGGGGCGCAGCGTCGGTCGCCTCGCGGGCTCGCCACTCGGCTAGACGTTCCTCCTGGCACTTCTCGCACCCAGCCGTCTTCACGATCCGTGCGCCTATGCGGCGGTGGGTCTGGTAGTAGACGTTGTGCTTGAGGCAGGGCCGGGATTCGCTGAGCTTCTCGCGGTCGGCTACGGCGCGGATCTGGGCGCTGGTTTGAGGTCGGTTATATCGCTGGCGCATGCTGCCTCCTTGGGATGTGGGAAGCGTCGCGCGGAGCCGTCTCATGGGGCGATTCAGGAGCTAGAAGCCCCCTAAAAATAACCGGGCACTCTCATACCAATCCGGGGCTTAGGAGGGGCCATTCCCTAAAAAGAATGGCCGACAAAAGGCTCTGTAGAGCCCCCGTATAACCGACTCGAAATCCGGCACACAACTGCATTAGTCAGCTTGCCAAAAATGCCAGGAATGCGCTTCGCGCCGCATCGTGATTGAGGCCGCTGCCTTCTGTAGCCCTGACATTGAATCGGTACTTCGATCCGATCGCAAAGGACTCGCTCTTGGAAAGCATGGAGTCCGGAATCGTGGACCAATCGAGGTCTCGCCACTCAGGGATGAAAGCAGCCACTTCGCTGCTCTCTATCGTTTTCGCCTGACCGAATTTGAAGAACTTGTCATCGCTCGTCCCGTCGACGCGGCGAACTGAGAAAAGAAACCCTTCTCCTTCGACATCACAGGAGAGGGCCATCATCATTACCGTCGCGTATGCGTTTGCCTTCATCGTGAACTTCCTTCGCGGGCGTTGAGAGATTGAGAAGCCAGAAAAAACGGACCAAAAACGGACCAAACGTAGGCCAATCCACACCATTCCACACCTACCAACGAAAAAGCCCCCTAAGCAAATCAATTACTTAGAGGGCCATATTGGTGGAGGTGGCGGGAGTCGAACCCGCGTCCCGACCCTACGGATCAACCACTTGCGCGATCTTCGGACTAGAAACGGACCAAAGCGCCGCAACCTTGTCGCCGGCGTCCGGAGCGATCGAGGGGATCCACCGGCCATACACTTTGATGATCATGGCCCAGTCCTTGTGACCCATCATGGTGGCCACCCAGACGGGGTTCTCGCCGGCGGATAGAAGCGTCGACGCAAAGGTGTGACGGGTCTGGTAGGGATACCGGTAGCGGACACCAGCGCGCTTCAGCGCAGGCTGCCATGCCGTTTTCCGGATCGGGCCGTCGTGCTCCCAGGGAGCGCCGGTTCGCGGATTCAGGAAGATCTCGAGTCCGGCGAGCTGGGTGTGCTGGCGCTGTGCGACCAGGGCGTCGTACGCCGGCTGCAGGAGCGTAACGGTGCGACGGCCTGCGCGGGTCTTCGGTGCCTTCTCTTGCTTGCGCACCTTCGCGCGGCGGATGGTCATGGTGCGGCCCTTCAGGTCGACGTCGTCCCAGCGGAGGGCGATGACCTCGCTGGTGCGCAGACCGGTCCAGAAGCAGAACTGAAAGAGGTTCCGGACCTGGCCTACAGAGTTCTCCAGGATCAGGTTCACCTCGGCCTGGCTGAACGGGTCGACGTCATCCTCCTCCTTGGGCGGGGAGATCTTCTTCGGTGTCCAACCCACGAACGGGTTCATGGGGATGATGCCGTCGTCGAAAGTCTGGGCGAACATGCCGCGTAGCGGGAGCAGGAGGTTGCGGATCCTCTTGATGCCGGCGCCCTTCTGGGCGACCCACTCCTTCAGGACACCTCGGGTCACCTCTACCAGGCGAAGGTCACCAAGGTAGGGAATCCATTCGTTCTCGATCGCCTTCTCGTAGTCGCCGAACGTAGTGTGCTCGAGCTCGCTGCGGCGTCCGGAGAGGTACTGGCGCAGGGCATCCCGAACGAACACGGCCGCGCCGGGCGCTTTGGCCATGGCAACGGCTTTCTTACTGTCGGGAAAGTAGCTGGCGTAGTCGAAGGTGCCGCGGGCGATGTCGTCCTGGATCCGGGCGCGGAGGTTGGATACGAAGCGCTGATTCCCCGGCGTCGGCGCCAGCTTCAGCCTCTCGCGGCACCGAACACCGCGATAGTAGAAGTCGACGATGATGCTCTTCGCGCTCTCGGAGCGGATCCCAGCACCGCCGCCAGCATGTTTCCTTCCACCCATGTCTCGTAGCCTTCCACGCTGATCAAGATGCGCCCATCGGGCGCCTTCACCCACACCACGCCTTCGAGCCAGACGCCAGCCTTCATCTTTGCCCGCACCGCATCCTCGGTGTACCCGGACTCTGCGGAAAACTTCGGGATGGTCAGGTAGCGAAGCACTTCGTCACTTTCCTCAGCAATGCTCGACGGTCGAAGATCCATCGGCGGCACGGCGCACGGGCCGGTTGTCCTGGCCGAGCACGCCCAGGTCGCGGAGGGCGTGGATGTAGCGGTAAGCCGAGGCGCGAGAGCACCCGAAGCGGGCGATCAAGTCGTGGGTCGTTACCTGCCGGCGAAACGAACGTGCGTACTCGACGACCCAGAAGTGTCGGACGAAGGCTGTTGCCTCGGTGACGTTGGCGTCATGCATCGGCGATGACCTCGCGCAGGGCGTCCGCACAGTTCACGGTGTCGCGGGTGGCACGTGTCGGCAGTTCCCACAGGCGGGCAAGGCGCTCAAGCCGACCAAGATTGGCGTCGATCGCTTCGGCCATTACGACGAAGGCGGACGGGCTGACGTGGATGCCCTCTGCACGCCCGGCATACATCCGGAGTTCGTTGCGTAACTCCGGAAGACTCATGCCTTCAAGCGCCATCAATGGTGCCCTCCCGCTCGTCGTGCTCGGCGCCGCAGCGGGGACACCGCCAAAACATGGTCTCGACCTTCTCCATACGGCCGCACGCGGCATGGCGCAGGCAGTACGGGTTGTAGTTCGGGTCGGCCATGGCCTTGGTCTTGACGAAGGAATCAGCCATGGCGCACCTCCGGCGCGGCCGCTTTCAATTCGTCACTGGCCGCCGCACGCCATTCTTTGCCGCTGCGTAAGTAGTGACCAAGGAGCCAGTGCAGAACGGACGCCTGTTCCGCCTCGGCCTTGCGGTCGATGACGTGCCCCATCTTGCGTAGGGCCCCAGCAATGCTGATGCACTGGAAGCACATGCGCCCCAAAATCTCCTGCACGTCATCGTCGAACGGCAACCCATCCGACAAGTCCATCGGCCGCGGCTGAGCGGCATCCTCGCGAACGGCCCGTACCGTCTCAACGACGATGTCGCAGAGCTTCGGATGGGTCGCCGTCGACCCCAGAGCGTCGGAGATCTCCTTCACCATCCTGTCGATGTCTTCGGCCGCGTACCAGTCGCCGCACGTCGGGCACGTGCAGGTGTCGCCAGTTGGCTTGGCGGCGAGCGCGGCATCCCAGCCTTCCCGCTGCAACTCACACTCCCGGCTGCCCAGCGGGTGGCGTTCGTAATCGAACGAATGCTGGACGTACCAGTCATCGAAGCTCACCGCGCCTTTCCGCTGTGCGGCCTCCTGCGCAACGAGGTGAGGACGCAGGAATTCGATCAGACGCTCCATCTTCGCGAGCTCGCCGGCGCCCGGTTCGTCGCGTGTGATGCGGTTGAGCTTGCACGCGCGGTAGGCAAGCTGGTCCAGGGCAATCGTTTCACTGCTCACGGCGAGGTCCTGTCGAAAGGCTTGATGCGGTGGTAGGCGGCGGCCATGGCGAGGCGTTCGAACTTCGTGAGTTCGCGCTTGTGCATCCTCTCGGCTGTATGGCGGTGGACGCCAAGCGCATTGGCGGCCGCGTTGATCGTGGGGAGGCCGCAGGCCTGCATCCAGTCGGCGAATGGGCTCATTTTCTCGATTTTCGTGTCCATTATTGGGACATCCGTCCCTTCGCCCGAGTTGGGTACACCCCATCGAGGTCTTCCTTTAGGCGAACGATGTCCTGCGGCACTTCGATGCTGTCGACGTCGCTTTCGAATGAGCTATCGAGGTCTGCCCAGTGAACGGCGCAGTTGCGCAGCTGCTCGAGCGCTTTCTCGGCTCGCGCGATAGCGCGACGGGTGTCTCGGGCGGCACAGCGGGCGGTGTACTCAGCCACGCGTTGCCTCCGCCGAGGCCGCGATGGTGAACGTGGGCCGCTGCGGCACCTCGACGTCGTCGTTATCGCTGGCGCGGTAGTGAAGGGCAATGGCCCAGTCGAACGCTTCCTGCCGCTGTGCGTCCGTCCAGGTAACGATCGCCTCGTCGGTGATGTGCTCGGTGTCTCCGACAAGGCATAGCGCGTTGGCGGTCTCTTCCACGCTGGGTACGGGCTCCTGCTGGATGTCGTCGATGTGGTAGTTGCCCTTTGCGTCGACGTGGCCACGAACCGTGGTGCTGACGCCGTCAGCAACGTCGACACCGAAGAACTTCAAGGTGCTCGACGGCGTAGCGCGGGCGAGATCCTGGAACGCTTTGCGAACGTCGGGAATGGCTCGGTGCCAGGCATCCGATTCTGCGCGAGCCCAGAAGGCTGGATCACGGACGAGAAGATACGTCGGGTCGACCGGGTTTCCCCGGTAGTCCGTGGCCGTCTCCGGAAGTGGCGAGTGCTTCGGCTTCGCCCCATGCTTCGCGCGGATCTCGGGCACCTTCGTCCAGATCCGGCGCAATTCGTCGTCGGCGGAGGTAGCCAGGTCGATGTCCGCGGCAGTGCAGAGGGCGGCGAGGGTGACCATGACGCCACCCACTTCCTGGACGGGCTCACCGACGGGCCGGTTGAATACGTAGTCGACGAGCTGGTGCGCTTCGGACGCGGTGCAGCCCTTTGACTGCACGAGTTCGAGGGCCTCCTCGAGGAAGCGGTGATTCCGCTCGTGCGTATCCATGGCGCAGTCGACGCCGAGGCAGTCAACCAGCCACTGGGAGACGCCGATTTGGAACGATTTGATGGGCATTATCGAGGTATCCATAGTCAGTGATGCCCCGTGTTGGAGCGAGGGTCCTGAAGCTTGTCGAGCGCCTCGCGCTCCTTGGCGATCAGAGCGGCCTGGGCCTCGCCTTCGACGGGGCGGACGTACCAGGCGCAGGGGCCGTCCTCGGTGTCGCCGATGCCGACGCCCCACCAGCCTTCGGCCGACATATCGCGAGGCGTCCACATCGAGAAGTCGCTGCTTTCGCACGCCCTGTCAAATTCCTCGTCGTTCGGATCCATGTGATGGAAGGCGAAGGCGAATCCGGCCTGTGCGAGCTTCAGCGTGCAGACGTACTCTTCCCCGAAAACGGGGTGCTCCCAGCGGTCGTCGAAGTCTGGATGCCAGGCCTTTCCCTCGTCGTCGCGAGCTGGCATACGGGCCGGGTCGAAGAGCTTCTCTTCACTCGTCATGGGATGGCTCCGCGGCGAGCAAGCGATCGATCTCTGCCGCGATAAGAGCGCCGGCCTTCGCAAGCTCGCGGATGCGGCCCTCCGTTGTCACTGGCGAAGGCGCGGGCTTCCAGCTGGCCGATCCCCAAGGCCATAGCAGCCACATGTTCAAGCCGTCCATTTCGCGCAGATACATGGGCATGGCGTAGCAGCACGCAGCTGCTGCCAGCTCGCCGGTGACGTATGAAAGGTCCCCCTCGACCGTGTAGTTCTCTTCGGCGAGCTGGCGCAGGCGCTCACGGGCGATGCGCATAGCGCCGGCGTTATTCTCGACGAAGACGAGGGCATCGCCTTCGTCGACCTGGCAGGCGCTGCAGAGATCGGGTGTGACCCAGTGGCATCCGCCCTTGCAGGCCCGCATTTCGGTGCAGCCGCAGACGCGGCATTTCTGTTCAAGGATGTCGAGCACGGTCATGGTCAGGCTCCTCGCATGCAAGCGGTGTAGGTGATGCCCGCGACTTCGGCGGGCGATGCCTGGCCGCCGGCATTGCCGTCGTAAACCAGGCTGATGAGTTCGTACTGCGCGGAGCGCTCGCCGGCGTCGGCAATGAGCGTGGCTCCGAGGACAACCTTCAGGCGCGGGATCCCGGACAAGCGGGCCTCTTCGATCGTGCTGGCGCTGTGAGCCAAGTGGCCGCACCACGCACGTGCAGCCGGAGCGGGAGCAGGCGATCCGGCAAGGCCGGTGGCGAGAAGCAGGGCGATCACGTGCTGGGCTCCTGCTCCGCCGCGGAGTCTGCGGCGTTCGACTTGTCCACGAGCGCATTGATGACCGGGTTCACCTCGATGTAATCCACCGCGGGATTCAGCAGGTCGCTGCGCAGGACCATGTCGAAGCCCATGACGACGCGCCACAGTCCGCCGCGACGTGCCAACGTCCGAACGAGCTCGTAGACGTGCTGCAGGTGCTCGATGTCCTCGTCGTCGATCCGGTCCGGGGCGTCTTCGGGTTCTTCGGCGCCGAGGTACGGCCAGTCTCCGCGGTCGACCTGATCCAGAAGGCTGGCCAGCTCGAACGCGTTCTCTATGTCTTCGGGCGTGGCTTTCGCCATCCGCAACCCGCCGCTGACCTTCTTCGGCTCCGGTGCCGGTGTCGTCTCGTCTGTCACAGGCCACGCTCCTTGCGGAACGCCGCGTAGGCATCCTGAATGCGCTGGAAGGCCTCCGCGTCGCCACCTTCGACGTCTGGGTGGGTCGCAGAGCGCCGCCGGCGATACGCCTCGACGACGTCGACATCGAGGGCCTCGGGAGTGACACCGAGCACCTGGGGCCACGGCTTCGAGTGGTTCTCGATCGCGACGAACCCGGTGAATGCGCGCTCGAGGATTGCGGCACCGCCGTGGCGCTCGATCGCGCGCATCGCCTCGAGCGTCGCAGCGATGGCCGCGAGGTTGTCGGCAACACGGTCGTAGCGGTCGATGGCCATGCACTTGGGCGGGTCGTTGCGCTCGTTCCGGCGCTGCCAGTACACGGCAACACCGGGGTCACGAGGTTCGGCCTGGCCCGACCGGGGCAGGCCGTCGAGACGGAGCAGTAGGTTCGAACTGATGACCAGGTCGTCGCCGCTGACATCCATACGAACAAGTTCGGCACGCACGCGGTCGACGGCTTGACTGATGGTCAACGCGCTGCGGGTCTGCCAGCTGCCAGTGGTGGACTGGGTCTTGCGCCCAAACTTGGCCGGGTGGCGGCCATGCTCGGGGCAACGCTTCCAGCCGTCTGGCCAGGCGAGAGGGAAGGCGGGGATCGTCATTGCAGCTCCCGCGGATGGGGTCGGCAGATGCGCTCCGCGCCCGCGTCCCATGAGATGAGTACGTCACCACCGTTAGGCGTCATCGGTAAGCCGGGGGACATGCCGACGAAGAGCGCCGGCAATGGCGTCCCTTCCGGACTGATCTCCGCGATGAGCAATGAGTGGATAAGACGGGTACCCGCGATCGCCTGAAACCTGACACCGTCAGCGTCGAGAGCTCCGTAGGCTATCCGCCGCCCAGTGAGAGGCTGAGGCTCGTAGCCAGACCCTTCGAGAAGGTCATGACAAGTGAGTGCATGACGGTCAACCGGCGTCGCAAGCGTCAGCAGGTAAACCCTGAATTCGTTCTCAATCCACCGTTGACGCAGGTCGAAGGTGAAGCGATGGAAAAGGAAGTTGGCCCGGTCTGGACCTGCGGCGGCTTCAGGCATGGGTTCGTCAACGCTCATGCCTTCGCAACCTTCTTGGCGGCGACCTTCTTCACCGCTGTCTTCTTGACCGTGGCGTTCTTGCCAGTGACCTTTGTGATGGGAGGGGCCTTGAGCTTCGGGCGCGCTTTATCCGTGATCGGAGCGGCTTCGGGATTCGCGGGCCACGATGAGGGCTTCCCGTCTCGCTGGCGCTTTGTCTCTAGCAGTTGCTGGATATGTGCGACAGCCTCCTCTTGGGAAATGCCAGCGGGCGAGCTCTTGCGGCGATACAACGCCGGCAACCACTCTGCGTCCTCGAGGTGGATCTCGGCAGCCTCGGCAGCCTCGGTCTTCTTCATGGTGGCGAGCGGCTTGGCTGCGACGGCGCCCTTCGCTTCAGTCACAGCCTGGATGATCAAGGGCTTCGGCACGTGGCCGAGATACCGGTCTTGGTCGGCCTGCCAGTGGTCGCGCATGTCGATGTCGAGGAATTCGACCAGAAGGTCGATAAGGTCGGCACGCTCCCCGCCGAACCCCTTTCCGTAGATGCCGCTGAACGACGTTGCCACGCAGCTAGCGATAAGTTCTAGAAGGTGCGCGTCACTCCATGACAACAACTCCTGCAGTGCCGGCACGGACGCATCCGGAAGGGTTTTCGAGCTCGCTGATCGATCAAGCGAGAGGTTGAGGTGCGGAGTGAACTGATCCATGTCGACCCCGGCCATCGCGTGATTCGAGTCCGTCGGGCTACACGAGATCGTCGTGACGCCATTTCCCCAGTTGTGGTGGCCAAAAGTGCCCCGGACCAGAGAGTGCGCAAGCACAGCCAACATCGCGCCGGTATTCAGCTGCAGTTGGCGCCGGATCACGCTTGAGCGATAGGCAGCGAGTCGCTGATGTAGCGAGTCGGAGATCTCTGGCAGTTCGGTCATGTTTGCGTCTGCTGCGGATCCTGCAGCCGGCTTCGCGGCTTTTGCTTTGGCGAGCCGCTTCGATGTCTTCTCATCGATCAGGCCCCTGTGCACGACGAGCTCGCCGTCATGGGTCAGTGTGATCAACGCGCCACCCTCAGAAAGCGTGCGAGAGCTCCAGGTCTCGCACTCGGCCCGAATCTGACTATCGCGCGCGCCGAGCTGCGCATGCTCGCGTTCCCGCCACCCAACGACCTGCGCCCACTCTAGATAGGCTGGCGAGCTCTCGTCGCCGTCGGTGGGCTCGGACTTCCGATGCTCGGCGAGCTCTTTGCCGAGCTGCTCCTGACGGTTCTTTATCGATTTGAGTTCCTTGTCCTGCTCTGGCGTCGTCGGCGAGATCTTGGGCTTGCGCGCCTGGTACTCGTAGAGCCTGGCATTCTCCAAGCGCACATCGACCCACGCCCATCCCTCTGCCCGTACACGCTCCGTAAGATCGGCCACCTTTGCATCGGCGATTCGCTGGACGAGCGCGGTGTCTGAAAAGAAGACATCCGTAGAGAACATGTCGCGGCGGGTTGCGCCGCCGGCAGCTTCGTACGCATCCACGCCAACGAGCTTCGCAAGTCGGCTCGTGCCGAGCGAAACCTCTTTCTGTGTGAGATGGTCACGCACATGGCGGACGTGGTCGTCGTCGTCGCCATATTTCGGCAGGCTCTTGAACGCCTGCAGCTGGCGCCTCGGATCGTCGGTCAGGGTGAAGGCCTGCAGCACGGACATGCCGATCTCGTCGTTCCGGTATGCCTCGATGATCGGGCGTGCTACGCCAGCCAGGCGAAGGCTCTGCAGGACCGCGCGCTCCTGGATGCCGAAAGCCGCGGCAACTTCAGCGGCCGACTTGCCCTCGTCCACGAGAGCCTGGAAGGCATCGAACTGGTCAACAGGGTGCAGAGGCAGCTGACTGAAGGCAGCGGACAGGCTGGCGGACGTCGCGTGAGACGCGTCGACGATCTTCACGGCCACTTCGCGATCAAGGTCGAGAAGCATGCCCTTCGAGAGGTGCTGCAGGGCGAGGAAACGACGCTTGCCGTCGACGATGTCGTACACGCCGCCCTTGTTGGCGACTACGACCAGGTTCTGCAGCAGGCCCTCTGCGTGGATCTGCGCAGCGAGCTGTTCGATACCCAGCTCACCCTTCTTGCGCACGTTCTTTTCGGACACCCGCAGCTTCGACAGCGGGACATAGATGACTTCGTCGGCAGTAACAGCGTTCATGGAGAGCTCCTGCTCAGAGGGGGAGGGTGGCGGCGCTGTTGACCAGGAGCTGGACGTCGTAGGGGATCTCGCCGGGCCAGCGCGCGAGGACGGCCGCGGCGAGCTCGCGGCACAGGCGGCCGTCGTTGCGCGCGGGGCGCGTGGTAACGGTCCCGCGCGGGCGTTCGGAACGAACTGCCGCCAACTCGGGATTTGCCTGCGTGTTGTCCTTCTCGGGCTCGTCCCGATCGAAGGTGTACCGGCGCATGGTGTCGCCCTGGCTCGTCAGCGCCTCAAGGACGGCACTGAAGGAGCGCGGATCCTGCGAGATTTCGATGGACATATCGGGTTCCCGGCGCTGACGATGTTCCATGCTGCGCGGGCTGAACGACTGCGTCGGCGGTTTCACCGCGGCAGGACCGACGTCAATCGGCTTTACGTCTCCGGACAGCAGGCCCTGGATCGCGCCGGCGGGCTCGTCGTCCCCTGCGTCGGCAGCTTCATCGTCGACGTTGACGTTGTACGCGTCGCTGGGGCCGGCGCCGGCGACGACTCGGAAGGCGACACGTCCGTCCTCGACGGCGCCGGTGAGTACGCCCTGCTGACGCAGCTGGCTGCAAACAGCCGAGATGCTGGGTTTCGGGATGTGCGGCAACTGCTCTGCGAGCTGCGTCGTATTGAGCGGGATGCCGGCGCCACGAATGGCTTCGAGGATGTCGCTGGTTTGCGTCACTGATTATCTCCATTGGCGGCTGACCAACCCGGGCACATCGGATCTGCGCCGGGGTACTGGCCGATGCCGGCGCGTTCGCCGTTGCACCAGCCGAGACCGGCCTGCGGGTTGAGAGGGTTGGGAAGGAAGTGCTGGCACGCGCCGCATTCGCGGCAAGGCCTGGGAGCGGGCACGGCGAACGATTCGGCCCAGCGAAGATCACTGGCGTCGAGGATGATTCGCGGGCGCTCGCGGTGGCGGACAGGAATGCCGGACATCACGCGTCAAGCAACCGATGCGCTGGCGCTGGTAAGGGCGCGCGCCAGAAGGGCGGTGAGATCGTCTTCGTCGTGGTCGTACCAGGTATCGCGGATGTAAAGCTGTCCGTCATGTTCGCGCCAGATGCTGATCTTGCATCCGCGGCCTTCGACGTAGTCGAGACGCAAGGCAAGCAGGATTCCTTCCTGCGCACCCTCGTCGAAGTCGGCAAGAATCTGATCGAGCACGTCGGGCGATATCTGGCGAGGCGCGAGGCCAAGATGCGCCAGCCGCGGTGGTGGACTGAGATCGAACGCTGCCGTCGCGAACGCACGCACGTTGAGGCCTGTCACGTTGATGTAGCCTTCGGCGAATTTCGACATGTTCGATTCCTTGCTGGCAGTGCCGGAGCGCATTGAAAGAGAACGCTGAACGCTCGACCGAGGCCGTTACACCTCAGTGGTCCGTCAAGACACGAGTGACAAATCCCGGTATTCGCGCTCCAGGGTTAGCGCACGCTGTCGAGCGGTCAGACAAGCAAGTCACCTTGGAGAGGTACGCCCCGGGGGCTTCCAGGTCGTCGCACCCGTACATCGGATGACCCAGGTGACTTGCTTGTGCCCTGTGCTACTCGACAGGGCGGCGAGGACGATTGATTGCGATCGTGCCGGCAGGTACACGCTCTCTGATCTGCCGTTGCCCCAACTCCTGGGATCTATCGCTGGGCTCGCCGGGCCCTCTGTTCAGTGCTGGTCTTTCCCAGCTGTCAGATGCTTTGCCAGTGGTCCATCACCCCACGCCGCGCTTGTTCCCGTTTCTGTGGTCGGTCGGCAGCGGCTCGCGTCACTCCACCTCGGAGGCCTTTCAGCCAGTTCGTTACAAGTGAGGTGGCTGTTGCGTCCCCCGGGAACCGCCCAGAGGCAACCACCTCACTTGTGCCCCGTGCTCCTCCACGGGGCGGGGAGGTCAAAGCGCTGCGCGCTGGATGAGATCGTCGACAGTCGCCGAGAGGCTGCGCACGATGGCGTCGTGATCGCTTACCTGATCGGCGACCGCGACGAGGTAACGCGAATCGCCAATGCTCTTGCTCGCGGTCTGACCAGCGACGTCAGGCGGGGCAAGTACCGGTTCGAGTCGCGTGCGCAGGACGGAGAGACGATCCTGGAGATAGGACAGGCTGCCGCCGAGCGACTCGATCGCGGCGGGAACGGCTGCCAGGGGAGCAGGTTGCGCACTTGCAAGACGGTTGGAAGCTGCTACTGAGTTCATGGAATCTCCGTGGTTGCGCGGGGGCAGGGCGTCAGTGAAGGACGCCGGGTTTGTTGGTGACGTAGAGGAAACATTCAGCTCGGGCGACGACTTCGTTGCGGTCCCAGTGCCTGGTCGTGCCACCCTCCTTGCCGATGAATCCACGCTCGTCGACGCGTTTCGCGAGGTCGTTCTTCTGCTCCGTCGTCATGACCGCCAAGGTGGCCTGGAGGATCGCGGAGGCGGCGCGGCACTCGTGCACGAGTGCGCTTACCAGCGCCTGCACCACGGCGCTGTCGTTTCCGATCGAGACGCTGGCGCCGGCGAGGATGAGACGGCCGGCGAGATCTTGATTGCCCGCTTCGCGCAGCTTCTCAGCGGCTTCGCTGATGGTCGCGGTGACGTTGGCGGGGGTAAGGGCGGAAGTGGGCATTGGCTACTCCGGTCAATGCAGGGGAGGAAGGATCACGCCGGCCTGGCTGTAGGCCATGTCGGCGATCATCTGGCTGGCGGCGCCGCGGTCGCCGCGGCGCATGGCATTGCGGATGTTCAGCCACGTGGCTTCGATCACTTCGGTGTCTTCGCCACGCGCAAGGCCATGCAGTGCGAGGTCGAACGAGTCCATTTCCCCGATGATCTTGTCGAGGTCGTTATCGACCTCGGTGTCGATATCGACCACGACG